GGTCTGAGCATCGTAGCCGGTACGAAGTTCCAGACCGCAACGCTCGAAAGCCTCTTCTATATATTCCGCTACATTAGGCTCAAAGTCCTTAGATCCAGAGACTGCCATGATACTTAAAACCTTTCATCCTAACCCCAAAGAGCGGTTTTTATGGCAACCCCCAGATGACCAAGAACAAGCACCCCTACCGTCCACAAGACCTTTTGTACGCCGTCCAGGCCCTTTTGAAGATGAGCAATATCGTTGTCCTTAATGGTATCAAGTTTCTGACCAAGAAGTTTGATATCGCCACGAATCTCGGTAATGGCTAATTCGTTCTTTCGATCCAGATCCTCGGCCATGTCCTATACCATCAGTATTCTTTTATGCAGTAAAGGACCACGGAGTACGTGTCTCCACTGCTGTGGCCCACCGTCGTAAACTTTATGTCACCTGTCTTGCCACCAGCCGCTGCGACATTGGGAAGACCGCTGATATCCGAATAATCCAGAGTATCGGAATAGTCTGCTGGAAGTTGCGCAGCAATCACATTGGTCGTGGCGTTCCAGAGAATCTTGACGCCCATACCGACATTGGAGAAAACAATCTTCTGAAGACGCACTCCGGTACATGCGGCCCCTTCCGGTGAAGTGGAAAGAGCCGACACATCTACCTTGGTAACAGCCGATTCACCCGAATTATCGCTGGTATTGGTACAATAAATAACAGCCGTTCGAGGTCCATCGACAACCGACGTGGTAGTTACGGCATCTGCCATGACCTACTCCTTGATCTCTCCCGAAAGTACCATCATCTTGTACTTAGAGGTTCCGGGAGGAGGAAAGTTCTTCTTGGAAGAGATCCCGTAAGAGTACTTGGAATCCTTTTCCTTTTTAGAACTTTTATCAACCCACGCCTCATTCTCGGGAGTGTTTGGATCATCCCCAATAAACGCACCACTCTTGGTACGTGCTCTTGTCTTAGCCATGACGCCCGATCCTTTACGGTTGGATATTGAACTGGGTCATGCCATTGGTAATGCGCTGAGCAGCAACGTTAATGTAATCACACCAAGCTGCATCTGCAGTTGTCGTCCCCGATATGGCACAGAACCAAGGGGTAAGTGCAGAAGTGGGAATGTTCGCAGTTGTCGTAGTCACAAGAACACGATCAACATAAAACGCGACCTGTCCCGTTCCTTTGATGACAAAACCAAGTGTACGGACATTGGTAATGTTGGAGCTTGATTCTGCGCCATCCGCAAAATCAACGCCTGTGTCCGTCTTGGTTTCGGTTCCACCACTGTCGCAGTTGGCATAAATATCGGCAGCACCCTCCACGAGAAGGAAGCCGATCTGATTATTCGCGGTGAACGGAACGCCTGTTGCAAAAGTGCCGTTCTCGGCAAGGCCGACAAACATATCCATGTCATCAGCATCGGCCACAGCCACTCGCGTTTCAAAGAAGATGTTCTTGCTGGCTTCCGCCATGAAGATCTCGTTGCCCTGAATTGCGCCACCGGAATTATCGGTCGAACCATCACCTGTGGATTTGGCCCAGCCGCCGACGTGATCAGCAAGAAGCGTCAAGGTTCCACTGTTAAGGACCGACTTTGTCCAGTCATCGGTATCATCGATATCGATGCCCGTGAAGTCATCAGATTTGAAGATGTAATCCGGGTTAATCTGCATGGGAAGGTTGCCAAACCAGGATCCCAGATAGCTGGAATCACTGCCGTGACCACTGTACATAACAGGACCGGAGAAACGTGTCGTACCCATGGTACGCCTCCTTACAAAGGTTTCACCCTAGAGTCTTGTAAGCGTCTGCTGGGCCAGTCGCTAGGGCTATGTATTCCCAGAGAAGAGCGGGAGGAAGTTTCCTTCCTCCCGGTAGCTCTGATAGAGGTTACGCGCCCGGTGATCCGAAGATACCGCGAGGATCCGACCAGCCAAACGCATAGCGTTCACGGGCCTTGTACCTCACATTCCCGGTATCAAAATCGCCTTCCATGGAAGTTCGAACGGCTGTTCTATTGAAGCCCTTCAATCCATTCGGCGCATCCGTGATGATGAACCACGCATCCGTATCCGTCAGGAAGTGGTTAACGGCATAGCCTTCCGGAATCATACCCATGTTCCGAACGGCATTGATGTCGTTATCCGCTGTTCCCGGACGAAGTGTGCTTTCCAGAAGCCTGTCAGCAGTAAACTGAAGTTCCTTGGGAATGATCAGCTTGCTGCCATTGACAGCTACTTTCAAGCCACGCTCATCAACGAAGCCTGCGATATCAATAAGAGCCTGCTCAAGGCTGGTCTCATTGAGATCCGCTGCTGTTGAAAGCTCGTTACGGAAGGTGTTGCCGTTTGCAAGAGTATGAGCCGTCGAACATAGCTCAAGCCCATCACCTCCGGTGTACGTGCTGTCGAAAGCATTGTTAAGAACCGCAGCGGCCTTAACCTGCTTCGTCTGGCTCATGCTACGTGCAAGGGCCTTTGTGTACCGACTGGCAAGCCGGTCATAAAGGTTGTCCTCAATAGCCTCTTCGGTGATGGAGAAAGCCAACGCGATTGTCTCCATCGTGTAGCGAGCCGTGTACACCTCTTGGGCATCGTCAAACGATACCGCCGAGCCTTCAGACTTGGTGGGTGCGCTTCCGAAACCTGACAGCATGACCTCTTCTTCGAAGGCACGATCTGAACTCTCCATGGAGAAGATGTCCTCGTGCTCACGGTCATAACGATCATACTCAAGTCCGAACAACGCGTTTAGGCCGGGTTCCAACTCTTTGACGAGTTGTGCTCTGCTAATAGCCATTTCTCAGCCCTCCTATACGCCAGCGGTGTCGGTTGTGCCAGCTACAATAGCACCATTGGAGCTATTGAAGTGGTTATTCAACCGAACCAAAGCAGGAATACCAGCAGCAGAGAAATCTTCATTCATGGCATCTTCTTCCCAACCAAGAATACGCAAATTCAACGTCTTGGTAGTGGCTATGGTACTGATAGCCAAAGCAGCCGAAGATTGACCCGTTGTCGTGCTACCACTCGTTCCACTAGAGAAGTTCGCGTTAGCAAAAACAGCGGCTCGTGCCGTTGCCTTACTGGTCCATGTGGCGTCCGTTGCAATCACAAAGATCTGCATCGGATCATCCGCAACAAAAGCCCTTACAGGATGGTTGCTGTCCGCTCCCGATCCAGGCCAATGCATACTCCACGTGGGTTTCCCCGTGGTGCTTGAGACATACCTGCAACCTTGAAAAGAGCCTAGTACTCCAACAGTGCCGCCTGCCGCCGCACCCACGACGTCGATATATCCCGTCGAAAGCGGAATAACCGGGGTGCCTTGATAAATGACATTGCTGTTGCCACTGGCAATTTCGTAGAAGGTATAGCCTGAAACACCTGTGGAGTTGGAGTTTTGACCCATCTTCCCGACAGGTCGAAGCCCCCAGGCTCCATTGGTATTCGCCATATCCTATGCTCCTTAAAAGCAAACGAGTTTCTAACAATAAGCCCTATGTTTGTTTAGGGCCTCCAAATGTGACACGCGACTGGCGCTCCGGTTTCTGAATCGCCATCGAATGATGCTGAGTCTCCTTCAAAAGATCGTTATCGACTGCATCCATTGCATCAGACTTCATCTGATTGAAGTAGTCGCTCCGTTCTTCCACAATCTCTTTTGGAATCCGAGCCAGCAACAAGCCTCCTACACCAAAGACACCCTCGTACTTTCCACCGTCGATAGTCGGCGCTTCAAAATCGGGGTACTCCTCCTTCCGAACCAGTTCCCATCCTTCTCTTATACGGGCGGAAACATTCTTCCGGTCGTCAAAGCCCCTAACCTCGGAACGTATCCAACGATGGACAAATCCTTCAGGGGGTGTAGGTGCGTCTAATAAAGACGGGGGTGCCCAAGGTTTCCGACGCGGTTTTGCGCTACGGACCTCGGACGTGCGGGGAGTTCGATCAACGGTTTCACTTTCCACTTATCGTCTCCTACCGTTTGTGTTTCGCGTACTCATCCAGAGGAACTCCAAGCTTATTTGCTATGGCAACCTCGCTTGGAGATAATCTTACTGTTTTGCGCCCAGAGTTGCTGGAGCGAGTGGCAGAGGCGACCGACTGTTGTGGTCGGCGTCCTTCTGATACGGAAACGGTGGCCCCGCCACTAAACTTGTGCGGGAACGCTTCCCGTATTCTTTTGTCAAGTTCATCGTAATATGCAGGGGACTCTGTGTCAAACCCCTCATCCTCGACAAGATTCTTGTGAATCCCAAATGCAGCAAAGGTCATCGCATCGTCATCACCGAACCATTCGTTCTTTGAGGCCCAATCTTCCGCTTTCGGATCCGCCCTTGCAGGAACCTGCTGTCTTGGAGGTTGCTGCATGGCTCGCTGTTGCGCAACCTGTTGTTGCGCTGCAGCTTGTTGTTGCCATTGCGCCTGTTGTTGCTTTGCCGCCTTGACGCGCTCTTCCTCAATGGCAAGTTGCGCAAGTTTTTTCTGGGCCTCTACCTGCGCTGCCGTATCATTAGTCGCTATTGCAGTTTCAAGATCCTTCTCCAAGGATTCCGACTGCGTTGCAATACGGTCACCGTACTCGCTGACGTAACCCTGATCCAAATCCTGAACGCGACCTTTTAATTGTGCATTCTCGGCCTGAATATTTCGTGCATAATTAATGGCAGATTCCGTCTGCCTTTCAGCCTCTCGTGCCTTCTTGGTCAGCGAGTCAATGCGGCGCTGCACTTTCTTGCTGTAGGACTGATGCTCTGAATCATCTGAATCAAGAACCTCTTCGGCAGGTTCCGCAGCCAATGGATCAATTTCTACAGAAACATCTCCACCTTCAGAAGGAAGATCTACAAGTAGTTCGTCTTGTTCAGGCTCTGGCATGGTTTCTCTCCATGTTAGAAATGCAGGATGTCTTCAGGGTCCTGTATAACGGCTATAACCTCATCGTCGTTCAAGATACGAACCTCGCCACCGTCTATCTTGAAACGAGCGCCCGCATATCTTCCAAAAATCACCCAATCCTTCTCTTTGCACCAAGGTCCCTCGGGAAACTTTTCGGTATCTTTGTAGGCTAGGGGACCGGTCTTTAGAACATAACCACAAACAGTTGCGACAGATTCCCTGTCGATAACAGCATCCGGTAAAAGGACACCGCCCTCTGTTTTTCCACGACCTCTATAGGGCAGAATCAACAAACGCCATCCTGTGGGACGAGGAAGGCGTTCAAAAGAGCTTTCTTCTATTTTGGTTGGATCGAGAACCCGGTCCTCTATTTCGACATATGCTTTATCAAAAGATACAGGACTGTCACCGTTAAGGACTTCGGACTTCTCCATCATCAATCTGCCTTTTCCAAGATTTCTCTTAACTCCTGTCCTATATAGTCCAAAGATTCAATGTTGCCAACCAATTGCTTGTATTCTTCTATGTCTTTTATAGTCCCTCCGACTAACATCTCGGAAATACGCTCTCGCCGTTCTCGAATGGACTTGAGAAGATGCTCCGCAAGGAGAATTCCATCCATTTATTTTCCTTTTGCCATGTAGGCGGTCATTCCCATATACGCTCCAACGACGCCCGCCTGTCCTATATAAAACAAGCCGAACAAATCCGAAAGAGCCTTTATGCGGCCATCTGGGAAAATAGGCAGAAAAACCGCTGCTGTAAATACGATCATGGAGATCATGGAGACCCACGCCATCCGTCGCTGGGCATCGGACTTCTCATGCCGCTCTATGGCCTCTGCCACAGCAAGTTCTGTATCCGACACAACGCCGTCGCCATCAATATCCAACTCGTTGAATTGACTATCTTCTTGTAACTTCTTCTGGGCCATTGTCCTGTCCTAAAAAAAGAATTTTCATGTCAGTAAGAGGTGGTAAAACATGCCGCCAATTTTTTCCTGCTCCAATTGGACACGTAAGACCTTCAGGCGTCGTAAAAGCAAGCGTAAAGGTAGCGCCCCGTGGAGAGGCAAATACCGCTATGACCCGCTTGTCGCTCAAGATGCCAAAACCGGCCAACGTCTCCTGAAACTCTCTGGCGACCTGTGCAACAAAATCGGTGTGCTTCATGCAAAACGTCTGTCCCTTCACGGTCATCGGCCATGTGATCAGAATTATCGCTAGAAGGAGCCAGAAGGAGGAATGAAACATCTACTTCATCTTTGACAGGGGGTTTTCGAGAGCCTTGCGTATCTTGTCGCTTGTTGTCTTTTCGAGATCCCCCATCTGCTTTTTTATGCGTCCTTCAAGAGAAGTCATGTCGTTTCGGATTTGTTCCCGTCTCGTATCAAACCGGTCCTCTGCCTTGGTCACCATACCCCGTACCTTGTTCTCGTTCTGATCCAGAGTAGTTCTGACGGCATCTGCTGTATCTTTTGTGCGCCGTTCCGCTGCATCGACGCTCTTCTCCAGACGAGCAACATCCTTCTTGAGGTCGTTCTTTATATCACGTGTATAGTCAGTTGCCTTTGTAACCGAGTCTTCAACTGACACCATCTTCTCTTTGAAGACATCAAGGCGCTTGTCAAAACCACTGAGGTCCGGAGCGACGTACTTCTGGATCTGCTCCTTCATGTCCATGTAGTCTTTATAAAATTCGAACCCGGCCCAAAGGCCACCACCAATTGTTCCCAGCAACGGCAGGATAACCAGGAGCTTTCCTCCTGACAGCCTTATTCCCTGATATTCGACCTCTGCCACGGCTTACCCCTAAAGCTTGGGCCGCGATTCAACTATTCGCCTGTTCTCCAGATGAGCCTTCTCGATCTCCTCCTTGGACTGTCCGAAATACGGCACTCCGTTATTTGTAACGATAAGAAGCTGGTTCAAGGTGGTCTCCTCCAGCACGAACTCACCGAGTATGCGTCCGAACTTGCCACGGGAATCGTCCATCCGGGTTCTCAGAATCTGCATGGAGCCTACGGGAAGTCGGCCCTTGACGAAGTTCTTCGCCAAAATGCCGAACTTCTTCTCCTCTGCGTCCCTTGTACGGCTCTCGGGCGTATCCACGCCGAACAGTCTGATTCTCTGCTTGTTTAGCCAGACAGCAAAGCCAAGATCAATATCCACATCTACCGTATCGCCGTCCACGACCCTGACAATCTTGCATTTGTATTCGTACATCGGCCTTACCTGTATTGAGAATTTACCATGGCGTCATGCTTCGCATTGGAACCTCCAAACAGGATGTATTGCGCGAAGTTGTTGCCGTCAATCACAGCATCCGGGATCGTATCTGTGCTAAAGAATCCTGCAGTATCTTCCAGTTTGGTCGTCGCCTTAAAGAAGGACTTGCTGTTTCCCAGCACCTGCATCACCACCAGGGTCTTCAACTGGTTGCTTGCATCATAACGTCCCTTGTCCCCCATACGTTTCATTATTCTTTTGGCAATTTTTTCCTTAACGGACTTTTTAACAAGAACTTTGGGAGATTTGGGTTCTGCTTCGGACTCGGACTCAGATTCTGACTCCGTCTCCTCGCTTGGAGAAGACGATTCAGGCTCTGGCGTTGCCTCAGTGTCTGGCTCAACTTCTGGCTCCGATTCTGGTTCAGGTTCAGGCTCGGGTTCAGGTTCAGGTTCAGGTTCAGCCGCTACCTCGGCCTCGATCTCCTGCTCCACCTCGGTTTGAACTTCCTGCTGCTCCTGCTGTTGCTGCGGAGGGGGTTGAAACTCTGCCGCTTCAGGTGGTGGAGGCGGACCCGTTGTACCACCAGCCATTGTTTCCGTCGAGGGGGGTGCCATTTCCTGCTCGACCTGCGCCTCCATTTCCTCCATCTCGGGATCCGGAGGTGGAGGTGTCGTATCAATCTCCACCGTCTGAACCGAACTATCCGTTAATATGTCGGTCTGCTGTAAGACATCCAGAATTTCCGTCTCTATCAAGGTGACCAGATCGTAAGTGGCAGTAAGAGCCGGATTAGAAAACTGTGGGCCGTAATAGCCAGTTGGAAACCCGGCATCTATGCCGAACATCTCAAACTCCCCCGTCAGGCCAGTGTAGGAGTTCTCAGAGATGGTTTGCGAATAGCTATAAGTTTGAAGCCCGGAAAAGTCGAGTTCGACCTCGTGCTCGAACTTGTGTTGAAGAGCCGAGTTCTCGTCAAACAGGGAAACCGTCAATCGAAACATATCCTTGCAGTCATACGCAGCCATTGTATTGCCGTTACAGGTCGGCACCGTCGTATTGGATTGATGGGAATCCACGTCCATCCCGTAATCCAAGTCGAAGCCACGGTTTATCTGATCGATGGTCATAGCGTCTTCAAGATCAAACGTCGTAGTGTACGTCCCTCCCGGACCCTGCTTTCCCGCCGTACAATACTCCCCGCTGGAGCAACCGGCCCCTGTGCCAATACTGGTGCCTCCGGAACGGGTAAACTCGCTCATCGCAGGCATCTGATTCGTGGAGGTCTCCTGCCCGGTTACAATCTCCTCCGCTACACCGGGCCTTCCTGACAAGCAAATCAGCAACGATACTAGATATATGAAGGACCTTTGCATCTAATCAGTCCAATCGGGATCGCCGGGGCTGGGATGTCGAACAGGTTCCTCTTCCTCGTCATCGTCCCCTTCTTCCTCGCCGCTCTCCTGTTCGTACTCTTCCTCTTTTTCCCTGAACGTCCTGTTGTCTTCGGGCGCGTCGTCCTGATTCGCTTCCCAGGCCACCTTGGCTTCCGTGCCAATCTTGCCTTTGTACGGACAAGGGGTCCCGGCCATGGTCATCGCGTCAAATACCCTCGCGTCCTGACACAGCAAACTGACTGCAGCAACCTTCATCCCCATAAAATAAAGGCTTCGGGACAGTTTTATACGCTCGCAATTGTCATCGGTAACCGTAAGACCGGTAGATATTCCAACAATCCCGGTCTGGGCACCAACGCTCATGCCAGAACGGCAAACATCGCTGTTATTGACTACAACAGACGGTGCATTAGCCGTGGGCACCGATTTATCCGTCACGACCGTCGAACTGACGGTATTGGTGTCCGCACCCAGAACATCCAGAGGGAATATGGCAGCGAGAATCGCCACTACCAGCAAAAGAAGGAAAAGGATGACAAAATGCCCCTTCATACCCTACTTCTTCTTTGGAACAGGCGCTTTCTTGGGTTTTGGCGCAACAGCCTTCTCGTAATAGACGATTAACTGCTTCTGCTGGTCAATATACCGCTTGATTTCGGCCATATTGAGCGCCAACGTCTCATAATCGCGTACACTGATGGCATAAAACAGAAATTCACCGTTTTGTTTCGTGTATCTGGCCTTGAAATCCTTGAAATTCTGGTCAGTGACCACGAACCACGTAATATCGTGCAAATTAATCGGTTGAGGCCGTAATTGCGTAGGTATAACGCGATCAACCTCGACGGTCTGGACCTCGATCTGCTTGAGTTTGGGCCACGAACTGCAATTACTTAACAGCAGGCAGAGCAGTGTCAGACTCAAAACTCTCAAATAGCCGTTTCGTTCCACGATTTATCTTCTTTTCCACCAGATTGGGCTTCTGTTGACTCAATCGCGTCAAATTATGCTTCCTTAACTTGCCGATAAGCTTGTTTTTATACTCGCTTGCCTTCTGCAACTGCAAGGAAAGGTCCTTATTGAGCTTGCGGTACTTCCCCGCATCCTCTTTAAGCGTCTTGATCGTATTATCCTGGGCCATTTTGGCCGCTTCCAGCTTGGCTGAGTTCTCCGTCAGGATCTGGATGCGGGCCTGCGTGTCCTTATAGTAGTAATACCCACCGTAAACGACGCCACCAACCAGCCCTATCACGATAATCGCCAGATAAAGCTTGATCATCGCCCTAGATGACGCCCTTTTCCTTCAACAGAAAGCCCAGTCCACCAATGGCAATCCCGGCAATCGTCACAATCGGCTGACCAATCAACACACCAATGCCAACCATGCCTGCTGCTGCCGCTGCCCAGCTAGACGGTTCCTTTATCCTGGAAGTAATCCAGTCCATAACCGTTCTCCTTAACAGATTTTAAATGTACCGCCGCGCTCGGCTTCACCCATGCCACGGCTTTTTCCGGAAGTGGTTTTACCCTTGGAAACTTCCGGTGTCGATTCCTCTTTTGGAGCGTTGTAAGGCACGAAGCCCTGATCCTTTATGACAGAGCCTTTGCGAATGACGCCTACGGAGCCGTTTCCTTTTTCGGCCATAGCAATCTCCTAACCTTGTTGTTGCTGGTTCTGCCGCTGCTTCATCACTTCCCGCTCGCGAGCAGCATCTATACGAGCAGCGGCGATATCCTCTGCGGATTGAATCCTTTCTGCTCCCAACTGAGCGGTCTGGGAAGCTTTTTGTCTGTCGAGATTCAAACGGGCGCGGTCCATCTGGTTTTCCGCCGCATCCCGCTGCGCCCTGATCTGCAGGTCCTGTTCCTTGAGCGCGATAAGAGGATCGGGCTGGTTCTCGCCCGCTATCTGCGAACTCAATGCCTTGACCTCCTGCATACCCTGCGCAATGAGACCCGCGACCATTCCCTCAATTTCCATGGCCTGCTGCTCGTTTGGAGGCTGACCCTGCAATTGCTGCATCATCTGTGCGGCAACCTGCTCTTTCGCCTTCACCGAAACATGCTCCATGACATGTTTTTGAAGAGAGGTGGCAACTTGCGGCATCTGAAGAACAAGGCCCGACGAGCCGAAAATAAGATGCGCCATGATGTGCGCGTCGTGGTTCTGTCCCTGAAAAGCGACCAACGGCAGGTTTTCAAGGGATTCCGAGTTCTCGACAGCCGGATCCTTGGGTTCGGGCTCCCCTTCTTCCTGCGGCTTCAGAACCGCGTCAACGTCCTTGATCCCGATAGCCTTGTACATGCGCCGATAGGCTTCGTACAGGTTATGAAGATCCGGGGCTGATTGAGCCAGTTCCAGTTCCGTCTGGGCCAGCGTAACACGCTGCGCCATCGAGAAGATGTTGGGATCGGCCACGGGAAGAACGTCCACGCGATCGTCAAAGTCCTGCGCCTTCACGGTGCGCTCGCCACCCACCACGTTGTATGGATATTCGGGGGGCAGATACTGACCGAAGACGCCTGCTAAAAGGAAGAACTCCTCCTTCTGCGCGTAGAAAAGCCGCTTGTGTATGGCGGACATGATCTTCGCACCCTGCTCCAGCAACGCGATGGTCGTCCCGACCGGAGCCTGCTGATTGGCATCTCCAACCTGAAGATTGGAAATCGCTGCAAACCTCTGACCGGCCTCGACGCAGAACCCCATCAACTGGAACAACGTCTGATCCGCACCCTTGTATGGAAGCAGCATCAGGGAATCACGGATAACTCCTCCCGGTGCATCGACATCGCGAAACTCGCCCGGTGACAACGGATCGTCGTCGTTCCGGATGCGAAGGCCCCGCGCCTTGAACCCGGCAGGAAGATTGGAGAGCGTCCCCGCATCGATGAGTTGACGCAAAGCCGCTGTCGCCGTGCGGCTCAGACCGCCGATCATGTGGATCAGACCAAGGCCATAGAACCCAAAACCCGGCAAAAACTTGAAGTGAACGAAGTACTGGGTCTTCTTGCGTCCTTCGTCGTCCTGACTGTAGTTCCTGCGAATGCTCAGAATTTTGCCGTTGTTCTCGGAGACGGTGACGATGTACGGAAGCTTGATCCCGGTAGGCTCGCCGCTATCATCAAGGTCCTCGTACCCCTCGATATCCAGATCCACATGGCATTCAAGCAGCGTGATGTCGGTATCCAGATAGGACGGCTCGACACCGCTGATCTCGTTCATCTCTTCCTTGACTTCGGAAGGATCGGCCTGCGTTGCCGAAACCTCGATGTCGCTGTAAAAACCGGCGATCTGCTTCTTACGAAGCTCGTTCTCCGATATCTGTATGACGTGCGTTACATTTTCCGCCGTCTCCAGATCAGTCGCCGTATATGGAACGACAAGCTGTTCAGCAGGGACGAACCTGCTGACCGCACGTCCCAGAAATTCGTCATAGTAAACTTTCTTGAAGGTCGAACCGGACAGCGGCAGGTAAAACAGCATCTGATCGAATTCCGGCGTGTATTCCTTCATCACGCAGGTGATCTGGTAGTTCATATAGTGCCGGACACGCTCGGCTTGATCCTCGACCTCGGGCGTTACCTTTCCGATTATCTCCGTACGAACAGGTCCCCCTGCCGGAAGAAGCTCTCCAAAAGCCTGTGCCTGAAACTGGGTCACCGCCTCGGCCAGAAGCGGATGGGTCACGCCCGTCGCACCACGGAATGGCTCCGACCGATCCTCGTACTTGAACCCGAGAAGCTCAAGACCCGTGCGATAGGCGTCTTCCCATTCCTTGCGCCCGCTCTTGTTGGCCTCATACTGCTCCAGCAACTCCGAAGAAATTCGGCTGGAAGCACGGTCGTCCAGCAAATCAGCCAGATTGTCGTAGAAGTCCTCCGTCTCGGGACCCGCCGCCCGTGGATCGAAATCCACTACGACGCCACCATCATCCTCAAGCTCTATATTAAGACCCGGTGCCGCGATGACCGTCTCATCGATAACGTCAATATCGACCTCCGGTCCTTCCTCAAGTTCCACGGGAGGAAGGGCGTCCCTGCGCTCGACAAGGGAACTTGTTCCAAAATTGCTGCGAGGGAGAGGAGGACGAGCCATCTTATCTGCGCCTTAATGACATGATGCCGCCGTGACGCATACCGATGCCTTCACCTGTAGTACGAAGTGGATTCCTTTTTGGAATGGGAACATCAGGCGGATCAAAATATTCCGGTGGATAGTAATCACCTGTTACCGGGTCTACACCCGGATGATCCAGGGGGTTGCCGCTTTGGTGGTATTTTTCCATCGCACTGCCCGGATAGCCAGTACCGCGCCAGCCTGATTGGTACTCCCGTATTTGTTCGGGAGTCAAAGTCACCGATACCTCCTGATTTCCTGGGAAACCAAAGGTCTCCATCAAATTCCTAGGTCCCCCTATCGGGGTATCTGAAACAGGATCACCCAGATCAAACGGACGAGGGGGTTTTTCCCCAATCCAAGAAGGCTCAGGCTCAGGCTCCCGCATAATTCTTTCCATAAACCCATCAAAATTGCTAAAATTCTTTATACTTTCAAGCGTCTCACGACGTGCAGAGCTAGCTTTCGCCATGCTCTCTAAAGCAGCAGAGTTCTCATATATAAACATATTAAGCTTTTCTTTATCCTTCAGGGTATCAAGTGCCGTCTGCAGTTTACTATACATATCCTCGTTTGCAGTCTCGACATCGCCGCCATCCCGATAGCCAACGGGCCGAAAGCCCATCATGCCGCCGTTTCGCATACCACTAGCCGGAGGTTGCTCAAAATCCGGTGCGGTCTGATCTCCACTAGGAATAAACGAGGGTCCCGGATAACCTCCTCCACGATATAAATCTCTAGTTTCAGTGGTCCAGGGAATATCTGGGTCCTCCGGTAGTTCATAAGTGCCCTCATATGGAGAGAGCATGGGTTTAGAATATCCCCCTGGGTACGCTTCAGCCATTCCTTTATCTATGTTTCTCTGCATTTCGGGGGATTGGGTTGGAAGCTTGTCAGTTATGTTCTTTAAAGCTTCAAAATAATGCTTTCGTATTAGTGATGTTTTAGGATCTTCTGCGCTATCTTTTCTTCTCAGGTACTCTTCTAACTCAGGAATAGCCCTAACCCGAGTTCTCATTCTCGGTCCATACCCAGCGTCCATGAGTTCCTTACTGGAAAATGTATATTGTCTTTTTTCCGGAGTTCGAAAAGAACGTAGCACGTCTTCATAAGCTACCCGTTCTGCAAGTTCTATATCAGACAGCCCCCGTGTTTCATCTTTATACCTTTGAAAAGCGGGATATACCCCGGCAGGCCCCGTGCCATCCTGATAGCCGACGGGCCGAAAGCCCATCATGCCGCCACCACGCATACCCAGCGACTGCTTATACTGCTCCGCAGCCGCCATCCCTTGCGGCGTATATGGAAATTCGCGGCCTGCTACGTTAGGCATTCCTCGTTCTCCTCTTCTTGCGCTTCTTCTTCGCCTTGTCTACGCCCTTGATCTTACCTTTATTCTTCGACGCATAGAAGACCCTCTCTGCATTGGCACCATAGGTCTCCCTCATCTTTCTCTTAATCTTTTCACCCTTTGGCGTTAGTGGCATGTCAAAACTTCTTTGTCCATCTTCCACCGACTTTCCACTTGCTCGTCTGACCCGTTGGGTATTGGGCCGTGGGCAGTTGGCGTCCGGAAAACTCGCTACTTATAGACGCATCACCCCCCAAAAACGGAAAGAGGTACGACAAATTCGCGCCATACTGTTTTCCAACATCCCGGACCATTTGCCCCGTTGCCGCTCCTTTTATCGTTCCGGGACCAAGTGCTCTTTCATAGGATAGCTTGGCTTCTGTCTGAGGCGGGTGCTTACCTTCATGCCAAGGTTGTCTGTGCCTAGACCACGTCTTCTGAAGATTAAGACTACCTACACCACCCAGTATATCAGCCTTGCCTCCAAGCCATCCCATCTCTTTCCAGAAACGGTAGCGTGGATCTTCAAAACGAGAGCGTTGTTCTTCTGGCATTGTCTCCTGACTGCTTTCCATTCGACTACCGCCAACGCTAAATGGTCCCGCGTTTAGCCTTCCACCGAACTCCCGCGACTTCATGTCGCCAGGAGACCCAGGTTGTTCCTGCGTCTTATAGTATAGCGAAGCCGGTCCCAGGTTTGATTCAAGAGTACTTGTTGTCGTCGGTACGTCTCCAGCATTCCACTCTTGCGTGGCCCTCAAACGATCCGAAGGAAGACCGACGCTCATTTTGTAGGTGGGCGAGCCACCATGCGGTGAAGTATCCACTCCAACATTAAATTCCGGCAAGTCCTCGTGTGTCGGAACCAACGCTCCCGAACCAACTATACGACGCTGCTCGGCATCCGCAGAAAGCTTTAGATGACCCTCGTATGGAACCTCGGGCGGCAGTGACAAGGTTTCCCAGAGAGGGGTCGTGGCAAACTTCAAGCGATTCTTGTTATTCCAAACCGTCTCCTCATCTACCGTGCGTTCTTCTACAGCCATTTCTGCTACCAGCCCCAATCGCCATGGCCCCAGCTTTCGGTCTCGGTCTCAACGTCGCCCGTGTCCCAGCCTAGACCAAACATCTCGTCCTGAACTGCAGCATGTGCAATCTGTGCTTCCTTGGCTGCTAAAGCAGCCTCGTTTATCGCCTGTTGTTCGTGACCGCCCGCTGCATCCAGATCGGCATGTTGATATCCGCTTGCAGGATCCAGAGTCGCAAGCCCAAGAGCATCCATGGTTCGTGAGCCTAGTGCATTGGGATCAGTCCAGCCTGCAGTGCTCTCTCCTGACGGGTACGTGATGGCATCTTTCGTGAAGTCCCATTCTCCCCTTTCCCACGCACTGTCCATAAACGTCTTGTCCTCCAGTTCCTCCTGCCTGTAGGCAGGGTGCATCTTATCAAGTGCTGCTATTTCCGACTGACTCATCGGACGTCCCAATGCAGCCGACAGCCTCCCCAACTCTTTGTTATACTCATCCAAGGCTTGAGTATAGTGATGTGTATACCGGTCATAGGCCCGTTCGCCGGGAGCGTATCCCGTCGTTCCGCTATAGTCAGGCCGGGACCGTGACCGTGCGCCGGTCTCCGCGCCTACGTCGCCAAGGTAACCCGCAAATCCGGGAGCGGCCAGTTCCGCTTCGTCAAACAAAGGAGCCGTACCAAAACCAAAGAAAGACCCTATGCCTCCGGCAGGACTCGGCTGATAGCTCCTTTCAAAACTCCTCGTGCTGGGCAGACCATACATCTCCCGTGCCCTGTCCACGGCCCGTGCTTCGGCCATTTGACCTGTGATCGCTCCAAATGTCCCGAAAGGACCCAAACCCGGCGTTATGCTTGCGACGTTAGTAAGAAACTGGAAAGGACCTGAACGAGCTATCTGGGCACCTTTGACTCCCAGAGGATCGTACTGGTTAATGTTGTATCGTCCGGGATCCAGACCTCGAAAGGCCGGGGTTAAATCATCCCTCGTCGGCTGGGTAAAGCCAAGTTTCTCCATGAAGGATTTGGATTCTTCTGCCTTCGCCTGCGCCAGCGCATCTCGCTGCTCTGCCCGTGTAATGGCATCAAGCTCGCTTGCGGTGTATGCCCCGGAGGGTGTTGCCGCCGTTCGGGGAGCGTCAATGCCGTACTGAGTAGAGAAGGCAGTATCTGCTGCCGTGGGAGGACCAACAAACTCGTCTGAAAAACTACTGACGTATTCAGGAACTTGAGCTAACGACGCTTGGAGATCTTGCTGCCTTGCAAGCTGATACAGATCATCATCTAACAACGCTTGACGTTCCGCAGCCTTTCCCTGATTAAAACCGACATATTCTCTAGATGGCCCTTCCGGTAAAGTCCGCATCAAGGGCGGTCCCAATGGTCGAAATGGTAAATTTGGAAGCGGTAAACCTGTAAAAAGAGCCATCTCTCGTCCTCTCCAAAACCGTCTTAGCCTATCATCCTCTGGTCGTCGTACAAAGGCTTGTCTATAAAGCCGCCTGCGGCCTTGCCTCTACCTGTCCAAGCCTCGCCAGAATGGGGCTTGACAACAATAATATCTTTTTCAGGTAGCTTTACAGCAGGTCCAAAAACGGTTTGATCACCGCTCTTCACTACTACAGGAATTGTTGTTGTTTCCCACGGATCCAGGTCAGCTATTTCTTGGGCTGTAAACTCGTGCCTGAACTCTACGTTTCTCGCCTCGGCTTCACCTCCGTGTTTTAAATAATGCTCAAAGGAACTATGCGCATCTATATCCCCTTTTGTTATAGCAGATCGAACCCTGTTAAGCTCATCCTGAAGTGCTTTTGCCTCTTCGGAATTCTTATTATCGGCCTTTAATCTTTTTACTTCAGCCCTTAACGCAAGTTGGTAGCTCGTAACAGAGGTGGCTGGATTACTACCCATTGCAAAATTCTCGCGAAACTGTATTACGTGCTGAAACTCGTGCAAAGCACTTCGCAGTAACTCTTCGTAAGGACCGACTAGCTCTATCTCCACATCGTCAATAAGTTTTGGATCCGGAAAAGTTTTCGGATCCTTCAGCATCGATTTTTCTGGGTAGTAACCTCGCGCCTCAGTTCCATGAATCTTTCCACCCACGTCTCCTTGGTCCGCTGTCTCCTTCCTGGTAATCCGAATAGGTATGTTTTTGAATTCAGGATAAGCCGCAAAGAATTCAGGGTGATGTATTAGGTCTTCGGCACGTATGCTGATGAAAGAGGGCGCATTTAAATCAGGAGTTTCTCCTCGTCTCAAGGCTTCTAGTATATTCACTTCTTCAGGAATGTCTTTCTCGGCAAGCTTTAATCTTGCAGGTCTGTCGGGAATCTCGAACTTCCACTCATTGTCGACGTCCCTGAACCAAGTGGTCTTCCGGCGGATTTCCGTCCTGGATGCGCCGTCTTCCTCCATCTTTTTAGCTGTCTTGAGTTTATCCAGGTCCGCCGTCTTGGCCCTGACGCCCGCAAACATGCCAAGGGTGGTGCCCCGGCCTGTGACGGGAAATAATCTGCCCGCTACCGCACTGGAGCCTGTGACCAAGAGAGGATCCCAGTTCACAACTCGGCCTTTCTTGGGGTCGTAATACTGGAGGTCGCCACCCCGACCGGCATTAATTGCTGCAAGATACTGATCTTCAAAAAGAGTTGCTATACCTTTTCCTGCAGCGGTTAGAGCCTTCTCCCGCACTTCTGGATTGGAAAAGAACTTCCCGGCAAAGTCATAAAGGCTTCCGATACCCCGGACAAAAGGCATGTGCTTCAGGCCAAACTCCTTTTCTCCATACTCACCGGGAGTGAAGCTTGGAACATACCGGTCATCTACCCTGGTCCGCTCTTCAACAGGTGCTTTGATGACCTCTCTGCGATACGGATAAAAAAGATTGACGGGCTGGGACCAACTTAAACCAGGACGCGTGTCCTCTTCCGTCAGGCCGTATTCGTAATTCTTTTCAGCCATCAAACCTAACCTATCATCCTCTGATCGTCATACAGAGGTTTGTCTATAAAGCCGCCTGCGGCCTTCTCTGTATCCGGGCGCGTTTTATGGACAAAACGCGCCCTTGGCAAATCAGACAAGCCTGCCGCAGAATTTATTTTTTCAACATCAGCATCATTCAAAACACGGTTTATTTTCATAGAGCCACTTATAAGCCAATCATTCTGCATGTTTGGATTGGTTTTATAACGATAAAACCCTCCTGTTGGAATCTGATCAGTAATATGAGCCTCACGAAGATTAATTTCTCCCTTGCGGGGGCCACTCTTTACAATACTAGCTCGATTAATTGCTTCAGTCTGCCAATCAACATCATTTGGAAATTCAACCTCTGCCCAAACTTGGTTGTCGGGCCTAATATCTGGCTTGTTTATTAATGGGCTCGACTTACTCCCAATGTGAGTAGCAACAGGGAATTCACTACCATGCCATCCCGGTCTAAACGCCAATGGCCCTAACTTTGATTTTATTTTCCCTGCCGTGGTCTGCTCTACAAGAGCAGCATCAACCCATGAGCCAATGTTAATGGGGGATTTAGATTCTACAAATAAAGGAAATAATTCGCCCGGAAATCTCGAGTCAGTCCTAAATAATTTATACGCTTTCACTGTTTTTTCTGGTGCGGTCCCCTGCACTGGATCAACTGAAATATCCTCAAGTGCAGTATCTATTTTCTGTACTTTGGGTAGCGGGATGGTCTCGCCAAGGTCCTCGGGCGATATGCCAAGTAGCTCCTTGAAAGATTCAATGCCCGGTTTGTCAATGTCGAAGGGGTTGAACTCGGTGCCTTTCAAATACTGCCAAGCCTCGTCCAGCACCTGATACTCTTCCGGCAGTAACTCGTACCCCTCCCGCAGGCCCTGCAAGAGAGAGAGTATATTGCGCCCACGCATCAGGCTCCCGATACCACGGAACATGCGGCCTTTCGAAGGCTCCTTGCCCGTCTTCTCCTCAGAGGGACCCTCCAGCAAGAGAGGTGCG